CAAGTTTTTATCTTTTGAAGACGTTTTGTGTTTTGAGTTTTGTTCGTATCTTGAAATGGTGTTACTACCTTCCCTTGGCCTTTACGCGGTATTCTGACTCTGGTGGATCCGTCAAGTCTAAAATAAAATTGCAAGCTCGCTTTAATCAATCTTGGGTGGCTGCTCAGCGGGTAATTGATGACATGGCTTTGCCAACTTTCATCCGTAGAACAAACTTTGAAATCACGCCTGGCTCTATTCAGGCTACTTTTGACAAGCTTAAGAAGCTTGGGTGGCCTGTAAATGTTAAGGTGACTTCTATGCCTGAAGATTTGCAAGTGTATGAGTATCCTGAGTGGTTTATTACTTCTTTTGACTTTCACCAAGGCATCCACAATATGCAAACTGCCATTGATGAGGATTTACAAGTCTTTGAAGCAGATAACAACTTGGCTTACAAGCGAACTGAAACGTATGCATCATTCACGAATGAATTGCAGGCGACTTCTCGCTATTTCTTGTTTAGAGATTACTCTTTCACTGATTTAGCAGTGGATGATATTTGGGTTTTGCTTGGAGCAATCTTTGCAAATTCCCGACTCACCCCCTTTCCTTACATCATTAAGAAGTGGGAAAAGAAATATGGCTTAGGTGCTTTTGCCAAAATTTCTTATAAGGGCAAAGACCGTAAATTGTCCAGAAAGAAGTTTATGAAACAAATGTCTCAAGATGAGTTTCTTAAGTTATGGGCAGAAACATTTAAATGGGCCCCAACTTTGGACCCTATTAACCCTGTATCTGTCAAAAGTGAGGCCTTGCCTGCCAAGAAATGGATGGCTGACAAAGTCCGCACTGTGATTGGTGCTCCTTTAACTTCTTATATTAGCTCCACCATTTGGAATTATATGCCAAATCATAATTTCCAATGGGAGTCAACCCCAATTAAAGTTGGTATGCCCCTAAATGGTGGGTCAATGTCAAAAGTTTATGGAGAGCATGCCCGCCGTGATTTGCACTTTGCAGCAGATTGCACAGCTTTTGATTCAACTCTTTCTGGCAAAACCCTTGACATTATTAAAGGTCTTAGGAAAAAGGGTTTTGAAAATCATAGAGATTATAAGAATATTTGTGATTTAATAGATAGTGCTTATTGGGAAGTGCAAAATGGCGTCTTGGCTTTGACTTCACGAGGACACATGTATCGCAAAGGCACTGGCCTTTCTACTGGCCATTCATCGACTTCTATGGATAATTCCATAGGTTTGGTGTCCCTTTATTTAAGGGCTTGGAAAGAATTGACTGGCCAAACTGCCCATGAGTTTCGTCACTTTTGCACTTTATCTGCATATGGTGACGACAATATTTGTTCATATGACAGGGATGTCCATCCCAATTGGACTCCTTTGAACATTCAAAAGGTTTTTAAACAATGGGGTGTTGAAATGCGCATTGAAGCGCAAGGGCCCCTTGAAAATATTGAGTTTTTGTCCAAGTTTTGTAGGCGGCCTAACCAGCAAGACAAAGAGTTAATGGCGTCCCTTAATTTACCCTGTCCAAACTTTATTATTTATCATAATAGGGATAAGCTTATAGGGAAAATTAAAGTTGATGCCGTCAGTTCCCATAAAATGTTTGGTTTGTCCCCTGAGAAGCAGGTTACTCGTATCATCTCTTTCATGCAATTAACTGCTCATCATCATGATGTTTATAATGGGCTTGTCAATGCTGTTAACAAGAAAGTCCAGTTGATACGTGGCCGCAAGCCTAGTTTTGCTGTTAAAATTCCTTCTTATGAGCAAATCATGACTAATTGGTATTTTAAAAGAGAAAACATCAAAGGTTTCACTGATGATGAAATGATTCCTGATGATGTTATTCTTAATTATGGGCAAGTAACAATCATTGATGCGTTTTCGAATTTCTTATCACGCTTTGCTGATTTTGTGAACCCTGATGTTTATAACTCTGGATTGACTATTTTTCTTCAGCGGCCTTTGAAACCTTTAATGGAATGGGCTGTTTTGCACACTCGTGAAGCCAATGCTGTTTATACTAACAGACATTTGGCTTCAATTATGCAGAAATCTGCCTATGATTGGATGACTAATGAAGTAGAATTGCCTATGGGAGTGGATGATGCACATGCCACATCTCGGCTTTTCAAACATTGGCTTTACATGATATTTTCAAAACGGAAGGGCAATTTCTTCTCAAGATATATCCTCATGATTGACAAGAAATTGGCTGATATTAAGTATTTATTATTTGGGCATATTGATTTACAGGTTCGCCGACTTGAGGTCCCTATTTGGAATTGTGTTTTGGCATCCTTTATTGGTTGCTTGCCTGATTTTGAAGGCCTTCCTGATTATAGAAGGGTTTGGGGCTGGCATTTTCTGCCATATTTGTCTGTTGGCAATTTGGCAGATGCCATTTTTGGCATGGTGACCAATATGGCGTTTTCCAGTGTCCCTGCGAATTTTATGGCTTCTAATCAAGCCTTTAAAATGGCAGTGAATGGCAATCCATGGTTAGTGGAGGCTGCCACTGGTTCTGGCAAAACCACATCTATGATTAATGCTTTCACTCATACTCCTGAATTTTCCCAGATTGACAAATTGATTGTGGTTGAGCCTCGACAAAGTATTGTGCTGTCAATTGTTCCATACATGCGGTCAAAATTTGATATGGATTGCACGGGTGCTTGCGAGGGTTTTAAATTTGACCCAAATTGTAAGATTGTTTATTGCACACCTTTAGAAGTGATTTTGCATGAGGAATGGTTTCATCTGCGTAGCGTCTTCATTCTTGATGAATGCCATGTGGATGAGCCTTTATACAATTTCACCCAAAAAGTAGTGCGAAATTCGACGAAATGTTTTATCATGACGTCTGCCACTCCATCTCCCTTTGATTTTGGTCATAGTGTTATTGCTGGCGCAAACGTTTGGAAGATTGAAGAAGTGTCAGCAACCCATGTTATGACAACTGACCCTTCTTATATGCCTATCTTGGCGTCTTACCAAATGTCTTTGGAAAAGAGTTCTTATCAGTTCTCTTTTGACATTTATAGGCGTTTTGTCATTCATTATTTGAAAAATGCCAATCCGTTTGCAAAATCTCTTGTCTTTGTTAATACAAAGAAAGAAGCTCTACAATTAGCTGGCGACCTTACTGGCCCTTCAGGGGGTGTAGTTGCCTTTTGGTCTGGTCATACAGATTTACCAGACAGGTGGTCGATAATTGTGTCCACTTCAGTTGCTGATGTTGGCTTGACACTGCCCTCTGTTGATCATGTGTTTACTACTAATACACACATTGTCATCAGGGGTGTGGACTTGGTAAAACCTGTCTTTTATAATGCGTCAGCTACTCTCTTAAAACAAAGGCGTGGCCGTACAGGGCGCACTAATAATGGCAGGTTTATTGTCTTCAAAATTCCAAATTTGGAAACATTTGAAGGCTTCACTCCGGAAGAACACTTAGTGGGCTTGTTGTCATCCGGAATTGATATTGATATGATTTTGAAATTTGATTTTGAGCTCATTGCCACTTTGTTTGGTGAAGGTGCTAAAGAACTTGTGCGTGATACTTTCACCAAAGCTTCTGAAACAGTCATCAAGCCCGCTTTGCGTTGGCAAGATGGCGAAAGTTCAATTGCGCAACAGACTCGTTTGCGTTTAGAATCTAAATTTTCAGGCTTCACATTTGACTTGGATTCAATTGTCTTGCATCCGACGCGAAACCAAGTTACAGGTAATCGTGGTTGGTCTGTTCAAGCTGAGCTTTTCGACCTTGTTCGGCAAGCCCGTAAATACATTCCTCTTGGAGTTGCTTTCAACACGAGGGCGCCTCACACTGAAGTTGTGAGTGAAACCAAAATGGCGCAAACCAAAACCGAAAGGTCTGTGACTCGCACTTTGGAGGCCGGTTTGTCTAAATATTTTAAAACTCATTTTAAAAATTCTACGAAGGCCAATAAAAAGATTAATGAAGAAGCTGCTGAAAATCTAGAACGCTCTAGAAAAGACTTGCGGGCAGCTGAGGAAAAAGCACATTTAGCTGAGCTAAATGTCTTTAATGATCTGGCTGCTGCTGACCTCTTTGATAGTAAGTGGAACCAGCTCACTTGGCCCAATTGGGCTTCAGCTTTCAGGATTAGTTATTTTGAAAAGCTATTCCCAGTTTTCATAGAAACTTTAGACCCCTCTGGTGATGATGCTGAAGAACTTGCATCGTATCGTGAAGGTGGGGTTATTCATAACCTTGTGGCCCATTTCTTTGAATGGGCACAGGAAAGTGGCTTGACAGATGAAAACTTGGATGTCCCAGACATTCGTCTTTAAATTTGCACTGATGAGTCTTGGGACGAAACACATTTATTTGTGTCTGCACTATTTTAGTGTTTAGCAAATATTCAATGTTCGATTACTTCGCTCCAATTAACCCTCAAGATCAAATTGCATTGTCCAACATTGGCCTAGTAAACCAAGCTAATGTTTTTGGGCTGCAAAATCGTGTTTTCCTCTATGAACGTTCATTACGAATCGTTCCATCTTGTTATGATTTTGTTGACCCTTTAGCGTTCAGGGTTTTTGGCCTATTCATTTTGGTTTGTAAGGTCTCTCATGTTGTTGCCCCAGAACTTGATTTAAGGCCTTTATTAATTGAGAATGATTTAGATTGGCATCTAGAAATGCACAAGATGCTTGCCAGTGAAATCACCTGGCAGGCTATGCATTTTAATAGTTGCTTTAAGAGCTTCAAAAAGTTAAAACCATTTTCTTATTGTGGTGACACCAAAATTAATGCTTTGGCAAAAATTTTAAAATACCCATGTGGCACATTTCCAAA